TACAAACACCAGTTCCAATAGTACTTTGTTGCCAAGTAATACTTAAATTGGTAACATCAAAACGTGGTTCGTTATCTAAGAAATAGTGGTACATGCTATTAGCCTGCATGATTTTTTCAATCTGCGTAGTAATGATACTGTCAATATCACTGTCAGTTACAAACGTAAAGTTAAAAGTTGGCAATGTGCTTTCACGATAAAAGATGCCATCCTCACAGAATATATTAGTGCTTGAGTATTTTCCAGTTGTATCTCTGACATCTAAGTAACGACTGATTCCTGAACTAGTTCGATTGACAGCCTTGCTTTTTATAATATTATTAAAGCTAGTAAATGGAAAGATCTGATAATCTTCACCAGTAATCATACGGTCTTGTGTATAGTACTGTTGTTGAGCACGTGCCTTAATATCCAATAAGTTCTCTCTAGAACTAGCATTAGATACTGTTTGTTTAAGACTCATGTTAAGAGTTAATGTCTCAACTTGATTAGTATGACTAACATATGGCAATGTTATTACAACATCTGTCATATCAGATGGTGAAATTTTATAAGTTTGTCCATTACTTACTCTGCAATATAGTCTAAAGTTTCCTTGTGGAATATTAGAAAAAACACCATCGCCAAATACTAGGCTAATCTGATCTCCTGATCTACTTTGCACGTTGTACAATGTTTTATTGTTTTTACTTAGGCTATTAAAAATAACACTGTTGCCACTAATAGCTGGAACTTTTGTCCACAATGTTTCTTCTGCCCCATTACTGTCTAGTTTATATAACCATACATCGTTATTGTCAATACTAGTAATGTCAATATCCACAACACGATTTGGCAATGCTTCGTCAATATTAAAATCAACAGTCTTTAAATCGCCTTGTTTAAAGTAAAAGAAGTATCCAGTGTTAACACTGTTAAATCCTCTGCTATCGTTTCTATAAATTGTGTTAATAGTGGTACCTGGCTCGGGAGGAACTTCATACAAGAAGTCAGTGCCACTATAAGTTCCGTTAACTATTTCAAAACTAAGTTGGCTTCCAGAAACAGTGCTATTAAAACTAAAAACTGGCACAGTATTTGGCACTGTACTCAAGTTATATTCTTCAACAGCAATGCCAGCAATTGTACTCTTTAACGCACTGGCTCCAAACCTCTGTGTTCTTACAGTAGCGGCATTCATAATACTGGTAAATTGCTCTAGGAAATCAGGATTTGTTTCATCGCCCCAAAAGATCTCAGTGCTTGCTAAATTATTACCATTACTGTCAAATATATTTTCTGTTGTCTGCAAGCTGTCTACTTTAAGTAAGCCACGTGATACCTGGCTACGTTTTGGAAAGTAGTTAAGCATCTTAGCTAAACGGAGTATACTATCTCTACGTTCAGCAGTTTCTAAAAAATTCTCTCTAGCATTGAGGTCACTGCGAAAGCTCAAACTTTGAGCAATATAAGCAATCATGTCAATTAGTGCAACGTACTCACTGCTCTCAATGTAATCGTTGAAATCTTCAGGATAAAATTCCTGTAAGTAGTCCACCATTGCTTTACGAATTGTTTGAAAATCGTAGCTTTGAAAGTCTATTTCTTTAAAAGATTCATAGACTTTTGTCCAATCTTCAGACGCAAATAAATTTGTAGATCGTGCAGTGCTTGCCATATTTTTACCTCAGTGTATTTATTATTTGAATAATAGGCGTACATTAACCGGTAACAGTGCCATCATCTCTATTAAAATTAATTCTTAGATTTTCTACCTGATTAGTAGTAACATATAACAGCTCTATCTGGCACTGGATGCCATTTTCAAACTCATCTATTACTAATTGTTTAAGTGATACCCGAGGATCTTGGTTTATAGTGTCAGTAACTTCTTCAATTAACAAATTTTTTACTTCTTCTGTTAATGGTTCCATAATTAAATCAAGAACACTGCTACCATAATCTGGAACGCCAACTTTCTCGCCTTTCCTAATAGCAAAACTATTTAGAATATCACGTTTTATTAACTGATCATCTACTAAGCGAGGACTTTTAAAGTCACCGTCTAGTGTACTAAATCCACGATATAATCCTTGACTCATATTTCTCTCCCTTTAGTATTTAATACTTCCTGATATAACTTGTTTATAGAACTCTCGCACCATGTCACTTCCAATAAGATCAGTGGTTGCTTTAAATTTCTTTATAGCGTTAGCTCTGTTAGTTCTCTCTTGATCTAAGAAAGCACGAGCTTGTTCTACTCTTTGAACAGCAGACAAACTCATGTCAACTTTGTATTGCTTGCTTTTAAAGGAAGTATTATTAAATTCAGCTTTTTGTTTGTTGGAAATATAGTTACCAAACCAGTTAGGCGATTTTCCAAATTGGTCAATACTTCCAGCCTGAATCGTAGCGTAATATCCTTTGTTAAACCAGGGCAATACTTGGCTGGTAATACTGGGTTGATTGTCTATTTGGTAAACACCAAGCATTGGCCTAGGAGATATTTCACGACCTTCTCTAAACGCTAATGCCGCTGCACTTCCGGCAGCTTTAGCAACCATTAACATACCAGCTATATCACTTTGCGAGTCGTCAGGCTGTATAGCACCATTTAATGTTATCTCTTCATATAAGTCTCTGAGCTCAACTGTACAAATGTTCTCCTGTATTTCCAGGTTATTAAAGAAGTCGTTGCGACTGCGTAGTCCAAGTTTTCCTGTCCATACTCTTGGGTTTATTAACTCGCCATTAAACATTGCATATGGCTTAATAAATCCACGTTTTTTAAAGGTACCAATATTAGTACCATATTTGCCAATAGCATTAGTAACAGAGTCTACAAAATCAGTTGCTCCTTGTGATTTTATAATTTCTACTATTCCTGATTTTAATACACGGATCGTTTCTGATTCTAACTTTTCGATTGATACGCCTGACATATTCTTTTCCTTATGTTACTATAGATTTAAATAGTTCTTTAAATTGTGTTGTAGCACTTGATTTTAAACTTGACACTGTATTTGACACTGTATTTGATACTATCTGTTGGGCGGCTTCGCCAGCGCCTGTTAGTAACTGTTGACCAGTACTCTGCAGATTTTTTGCAATATCAAGACCCTGATTTAATACTGGTATAGGCAATTTAGGTTGTTTAACTTTTAATTCTCCAGAATCAGGAACATCTGAAACGGAAACTGTAGTAAACGTTGATTCTTGTGTTACATTCCCGTGTCCATTAAATGGCTCATGTGTTGGTGCTCTGTCAACTGTAGTACGCAAGGCGCCACCGTTTTGTACCCAAAACCCTTTACTGTCTTGCTTAACATCGTTTTTACCTTGTACAGGTACACTGTTTTGTTTCATTGCACCGCGGGCGGAACCATTAAGGGCAATACAGCTAGCTGATAAGTCCATGTTACCGCCTGCTTTAATTCCTACAGTGCTACCGCCTTGCATGTTAAGACTAGCACCTGATTTAATATTTGTTCCTTTGCCGCCGAATAAAAAAGTTTGACCATCACTGTATAAGTTAGCCATGGCTTTTCCTTCTAAATGTAAACTAGCACCACTTACCATTTGTATTTGTTTACCAGCGTGAAACTTCATAGTACTGTCTGCGTGGAAGTTCATACTACGGCTACGGAAATTTATATTTGATCTGCTAAAAATGTCTAACTGTCCATTAGCATCCATTTGAACCCAGGATGTTCCTTTACTATTTCCGATATAAATTATATCTTCAGTATCGTGTAACAATATCTGATGTCCGCCAGCAGTACGAAATCTCATTAAGTTATTGCCGCCTTCAATATCACCGTCATCCATAACAAGGGTATGTCCTTGTTTTCTTCCTATCTTCCCTTCAACTGCTCTAGCATCAGAGGTACTAAGATCTGTGCCACTCTCTAGCTTATCTAATATGTCTTTTCGGTTAGCAAGATCCTGACCACGTATATCAGTGCGTCTACCTTTTGTTGTAATACCAAACACTTCGCTTGGCGTCTCACGCATTACATTACTGCTACTTAAACCACGAACTTCGTCTTGGTCAATGCCCTGTGTTTTTAATTGTACACTGCGAGTAATGTTAACACCTCGTTGTGGTTTGCTAAAGTTAGTTAGTTTTCTAACATCATGCTCTTTGTCATTAAACTCTAGCCCTGGTGCTTTATCGTGTCTAACTAAAGATTCTAATCCAGTTTTATCAAAGTTACTAGTCATACTAGCTTCTGGAAGAGTTTGCATCATATATGGATCTGGCGCACAAGCAAACCAAACGCCTTCTTGGTTTTTTCCTGATGGAAAAACACATAATACTTTGGATCCTACGTCAGGGCAAGGATAAACTATACCGCTGGTATTTTTTACAGCAGTTTCACTGCCACCTGGCGCTAGCGCATCTGTTCTACTATAAAAAGGCGTGGCATATCTAACTGTCCTCCACTGACTAGTTTCTTCTTCTCTCCTGTTAGAATCGTCTCCAACATTTGGCACAAATACTTGCAGAACTCCCATGGCACTCGGATGAGAGTTAACTTTAACTTTGCCAATTACTACACCTCGTTCTTCCCTAACTCCAGGTGTATTTTCTGATTTAAAGGATTTGTCTCCGCCTTTAGCTCCGGTAGTTTGTGTTGCTATACCCATGTTATTCCTCTTATATTAATTTAATATATCATCTACTGCACGACGTTGTGATGCAGTTAAAGCATCTTCCTCAGCAGGTTGTTCTTCGAAATCGCCACTAACATCACCATTGAATGATAGTTTTCTAAACTCATCAGTTTCATTATCAGCATCTGTAAATAGGTTGGAAACGGCTCCCGCAGTATTGGATAATAGTCCACTTAAACTATTAACAGATTGACCTAGAGATTTTTGTAATTGCAGTAATCCAAAAACTGTTGAAAATAATTCTTTTTGTGCTTCTTTGCGTTCTGTATTAGCAATACTTTCTTTGCTTCTTCCAACTTTACCTTCAATGGGTTGCATTTTTGCTCTAAATCCGGATAACACCTGAGTAAAAGTTCCAGCTTGAAATGTACTTTTGACAGATATAACTTGATAAACTCCGTTAAACTGACTGTTTGTGTATAAGCTACTAGAAGCTGTCGGATCCATAAGACCAGTAAGTGGGTCATAATCTGTTGGTGTTTTTAAATTAACTTGTACATATGGCGGAGAAAGATCGTAATTAATAGTACCATCAGGCAAAAATGCTTCATTATATACTGCATTGCCATTTCCTTGCGGCTGAAACATTGCATCTCCACTTGGAAAATATGCTGGATCTCCTAGTATATCTAGATCTAAATTTATTAAATCAAATCCATCAGTCATAATTGACTCAAAAAAGTCTTTCTTTCTTTTACTAGATGTAGAATCATCATTGATAATTGCTTCAGATTGTCCTGGAACATCTTTAGCCTTAGCATGAACATTATTAATGTCTTTATCAGCAGTAGGTGAACCAGTACCAATAGTTCTAGCATTGTGATAAGCCAAATCAAAATTTAATCTATAATTCTGTACCTCAGTATTATTACCTGAAAATATGTAGTCATATATTTTATGGATTCCTTTGCCTTTAGGAGCAACTGGTGTGGCCCAAGGAAAATCCTGATAGTGAACTGTATTTACTGTAACAGTGTATTCAGTATGAAACTTATATCTGCCTTCTTTTTCATCCCACCCTAGAGACTCTAAAATTTGAGGTATAATCTTAAACCATCGT